ATCCTCCGTTAAAATACCATAAACCTTTGTTTTGATATAAACGGACCGGACTAAATTTGTTTATTCGATCCTTTGTAGTCGGGGTCCGGTACCCTCCAGAATTCAATACAATTGTATTATCCGGATTAAATGTTATTATATCCGTATTATGAAAACGTATTGAAGAGGATCCGTTTTCAAAGTCAATTTTCAAAGTATTGCAATCAACGAATTTTGATTTTATGCAATTCGTATTTCCTAAAATTTCTTTTTTCGTTTTCATTGTAGTAAATATTAAATTGTTTGTAAATTACTGTAATTGTGGAATTGATCAATTGTATTTCTTACAATCTGATCCAATACCAGGCAATTTGATTGTTTTATGTATCTCAGTCCGTTAATAAATACATATTTGCGAATTCTTTTTTTAGTTGTTTTCATTTTTGTAAGTTTTAAATGATTTAGAAAATAGTTTTCAATTCAGTGAGAAGTCTGCAGACCGTTACAAAAAATAACGGTACGAAAATAGCAACCAAAAGTATTTTTTCTGAAATACTTAACTGGAAAAATGATTTAATAGTTTTCATTGTCATAATATTTTAAATGATTAAACAAAGTATAATTTATTGTTAATTTCCAAAGATATGTTTTCCTGATTTAGTTCAAATTTGAGTTTTTTACAAAAGTCTATAATTGCATCAATGTTATTATTTAAATCATTTTCGGTGCAATATGACTCAACAATGTTAATCCGTTCCTTAATTAATCCATTGACCGGACTGATCCAGGTTCCTATTGCCTGATATTTAGTTGATCCGCCAAAGTATCCAGAAAACAAATTTAATGCTAAATTGATATATTTAGAATTGTCGGTTTTCTGATTTACATTTGTGGTCCCTGGAATGTAAATTTTAACGTTTGATTCCAGACAAATTAAATTTGTTAGTTTCATTTGAGTAAGTTTATAAACTTGTTATAGGGCATTCAGCACAGCTATAACATCATACCAATATTTCAAATTTGGGTTTAGTTGTCCATTTAAGTCAGCTAAATGAGTGTTAACATATTCCCATTGTTCTGTTACTTCATTAGCCACTATTAATGACATTTCCTTTATTTCAGAATCATTAATGTAACCTCTGTCTTTAAATCTTTTCTGTATTTGCTCTGCCTTTTCTTTTGGTGTCATAATAAAAACGCCCTATAACAAAGTGGATAGCAAATAGCCGTTATTGAGCTGTAATTAAACTATTTGCGTGTTTATGAATATTTTCTTATCTCAAGGGTTTGTGCTTTAAATCGGCTACTTGTCATACACTCGTCCGTTATGGTTCATGCTAAAGAGAGATACCAAATAATAAGTATTAATAACAATTCAAAGATAAAAAACATATTTGATTAAAACAAATGTTTTAAAACAATTATTTAAAAATAAACTTTATATATAATAATTCTAAATAAGAAATAAATTGAGTTTATTAGATAAGACTATAGTAATATAGTTGATATCAGGATATAAAGTATATTACAATAGGACCGTATCCAGGATAATATAATAGTATTAATATATTATATATGGATATCCAGATAGTATGCCTATAGGTAAAATAGTCAGTTTACCCCGCACCATGCAGGCACTGTTAATACTTTGCCTTATGACAATAGGACAATAGGCAACAATACAATAGTACTATCTGATACAGACAAAGGTCAGAAACGCAATATAAATACTATTGACAAACATATATCTGCAGTCCGGACAAAGGATCTATACTTATAATATAATAGTCTTATCAGATAAGACAATAGACAATAGTACTATCTGAATATATTACTATTTGGAGACGGGATCGAACAAAGGTTATATTATAATAGTATTAATATATTTATCTGATCCGGCTTGTCCGGTTCCTGATATGGTTATATTGATATCAGGTTATATGTTTATATGTATCCGGTCCCCCTGCTTGGCGGATGCAAAAGGAGGGCCCGGCTGAATAAGGGCAAACACTATGAGAAAATTTTATCCGAAATATGTTTTAATATTGTATGGAGTATATTTTAATATAGAATATCCAATAATATCTTTCCAATAATATAATAATTTTGACTTACCCCTTACCAAAAAATACAATTAAGAAATGGCCTGTATAAAAATTTCAAAAATTTATTCTGAAAATTGACTTTGATGTTAAAACTATATTGTATATTTGCTGTGTGTATCAGAAAAACAATAATGATAAGATATTTACAGCCCCCGAAAGTAATTGCATTCTTTTCTTCTATGAAAGACTGATACACCTTTTACCGTAGGGGGCTTTATTTTATTTGTTATGGAAAAACAAATAGGTGTTTATTTTTTGCGATCTACTATTACTGGTAATATTTATATTGGTAGTAGTTCTAATCTTAAAAGAAGAAAGGCCGATCATTTTAGGGTATTAAAAAAGGGGGCACATATAAACACTAAATTGAATAGACATTGTAAAAAATTTGGTGTAGAGGATATAATATTTAAAGTTAAAGAATATTGCTCAAAAGAAATATTAAAAGAAAGAGAACAGCATTATATTGATAAATACAAACCTTATTTTAATGAAAGTAATAATGTGAATGGTGGAGGGATGCTTGGAAGACCACAAACAGAGGAGACAAAAATACAAATGGGGATAATACAACATGAACGATATCAAAATACAGAAAGTAGAAGTCAGTTTTCAAAAATGATGAAAATTTCAAAGAATCATCCCGATGGAAGATTATATGAAAATTCTAAGGAACGTGGGAAAGTATATAGAGCATTACAACGAATAAAGAAGGTAGAACAAGCACTTATTGATTTACCAATAAAATTAGAACGTTTAAAGAATGATCCGATATTGATAAAAAGAAACAAAGCAATAACTGATTTTAATAGAAGAACTGATGCAAAGCACCATTACATGAGGGGGTGTGTCTAAGCAATTTTAAAAATCATCGTGCTTAGCTAAACTTTTTCAGGCAATTTTCAAATATTTAGATAGTAAATATCTTCTATCCTGTCTTAAAACCAATCTTTAAATTTATAGCATTTTTATTTTTGTAGTAGAAAGTATTCTATTTGTTCTCATTGATAGTCTTTTACTGGCTTACAAAATAAAATATTAGCCCTTAAATGAAACATATTTTATAGTTATACGTTAAAATGCTATTGTTATGTGAATATATATTTGTATATTTTCCCTAAATTTTTTGGATATGCCAAATAAAAGCTCATTTTTAAGACTTGAAAGAAGCAGCCCATCATATGTTCAGCAGAATTCCAAATGGGATAACAGCTTTCTCAATAAAGTCTATGAGATGTGCAAACTCGGTTCAACAGATGAACTGCTTGCAATAGCACTTGATGTCAGTACAACGACAATTCAGAAGTGGAAAAGAGATAAGCCAGAGTTTAACGAAATCATAGCAAAAGCAAAAGCCAAAATCAACCATTCGGTAGGTGTGGCTTTTTTGCTTTCATGCGTTGGGTACGATTATGAAGAAGTGGAGACACTTGAAAGTTCCGAGGGGAAGATTAGTACTAAGACAATAAAGAAGCATAAGTGTGGTGATCCCATTGCACAATACAGGTATCTGAATCTTCGTCAAAGAGATGAGTGGTGTGACGAAGCATCAAGAAATGCAGGAAGTACAAATATTACAATAAACAACATAAATCAACTCGATTTGAAAATGCTCAATACCGAAGAACTGAAACTCGCATTAAAACTCGGTATGCAACAAGGACAAAATGGAACGGGAGAATAACTATACCAGAGAAGCGGTTATTACCAAACAGGATATTTTCCGTGAAATTGTCCAGAACCCCCTACTCGCCCAACGTGAACTCAATAATCGCAGTCTTTATGAATTTCTTCAGTGCTTTTGGCCTGTTGTAAGTTCACATGCGTTTCAACCAAACTGGCATATAAAGTTTATCTGTGAGGAACTCGAAGAAATTGCCATAAGAGTAGCAAATAAGGAGCCTAAGAAGCATGATTTGATTATCAATGTACCACCTGGCTCAACAAAGACTCTTTTGTCGAGTATAATGTTCCCCGCATGGTGTTGGACGAAATGGCCTTGGATTCGTTTTATAACGGCATCGTATTCGAGTCAACTCTCATTGGAATCAGCGGATTACTGCAGGGACCTTTTAAAAAGTCAGAAATTTCAACAACTTTATCCCGATATTGAAATCAGGGAAGATAAAGATACAAAGAGCAATTTCAGGATTGCAAAGAAAGTTACAGACTATGCGGGAAGGCATCATAAGTACTCCAGTACATATGGTGGACGTTATACGACATCAGTAGGTGGGACATTGATGGGATTTCATGGTGACATACTTATTGTTGACGATCCATTGAATCCTACTCAGGCAGCATCTGATATTGAACTTGGTAATGCCAATCGTTGGATGGAAGGGACATTACCAACACGTAAAACCAATAAGGATATAACACCAATAATCCTCATTCAACAGCGTTTGCATCAGGACGATCCCAGTGGGCATATTTTGGCAAAACAAAAAGAAAATATTCGTCACATAAGTTTACCAGGGGAAATTCGTAATTTTGAAAAACAAGTGCAACCTCCGGAAATGATACACTTTTATAATAAAGATGGTTTATTCGATCCGGTGCGCATGCCTTGGAAAGTCCTCAATGACCTCCAGTCAGACCTTGGACAATATGGTTATGCAGGACAGATTGGGCAAAATCCAACACCTCCAGGTGGTGGAATGTTTAAGGTAGACAGACTGACAGTACTAACGACAATGCCTCCGAAGGCAAATATAGTAAAGACGGTTAGATATTGGGATAAGGCAGGAACACAGGATGCAGGTGCTTATACCGCAGGAGTAAAGATGTCATTGTTGATGAGTGGTAAATGGGTAGTAGAAGATGTAAAGAGAGGGAGATGGGGAACGGATCAGAGGGAGAGTGTTATTAGAAACGTTGCAGAGGCTGATGGAAATGGAGTGCAAGTTTGGGTGGAGCAGGAACCAGGACCAATTTGGGAAGAAGAAAATATTCAAATGGCTGATGGAACAGTAAAGTTATTGAAAGATATTAAGAAAGGAGATTTGATTATAAATGGAACAGGGACAGTTGTTAATGTAACTAATGTATTTTTACAAGGAAAGTTACCTATTTTGAAAATGACAACAGATTCTGGAAGAATAATACATACAGCATTAACACATCCTTTTTTAACACCTAATGGGTATCTTATAGCGAATGATTTAAAAGTTGGAGATGTTTTAGCATTAAAAACAGAAAATAGTATAAATGTTT